TTTTGCTTTTCAGCTCTTTGTTCTGTTAATGCTTTTAATTTCATATTCTTTCTCCTCCTAATTTTCTTTAATTTTTTTTAATATTTCTTCATATTCTGAATAATCTATTTTTTCAACTTCCCTTTTGGTTAGTTGTTCAGGCTCTTCCTTAATGTCTATCTCACTGAATTGACCAGTTCGATATTCAATAACTTTGACCTTGTCATCTCGCATTTCGATACTTGTACCGATGTATGCAGGATATTTCTTATCATCAATTATTGATACTTCTAGCAAATCCAAATCTCTAACTGTTCTTTCTTCGATTCCATCTTCATTTGTTTTTCTATCTTCTTTGTTACAGAAAAAACCAAAAGACCAACCTCGAAGTTTATTTTCTCTAGCTTTCTGGATAACTTCTGCATCTTCAATTTCTACGATGGCTCTTAAGCCAATGTTATCTTCATAAAGTTTTGCTTTACCACTTTTGGTATCAGCTAACTTTCTATCATGTTCATGATCTAACAAGACATCAACATTGTCGGCTCTTTCTAATGCCTTTTGAAACACACCAGACCTTATCTTTTCAATGAACTCGCCTCTGGTGTCATAGAGAACTTTTGATGCTCTTTCTACGGCATTTACATATCCATCTATGATGATTTTGTTATTTCTAACTTCCACCCTCATTCGTACCACCTCCATTCTGTGATTGCATATCTACTATGGCATTTGTGTTTGGTGTGTAATACTTACCTGTATTTGTATCAAACACAACATTTGCAAGATTAAGTGTTATTACATCTAATCCATCAATGCTGTCATAGTCCTCTAAATATCTAATTTCATTCTTTGATATCCATCCTGTTTCTGATGCTACTTTGTAGGCTTCATATCTTTCTTTGATATTTCCTCTACTTATTTCTCTGGTGTCAAATTCAAAATAAAAAGACTCTTTCTCTTTTTCGAGTAAAAAGTCTTTGTTAAGTGCTGTTTTAATAGCAACTAATATTGGCATGATGGCCTCTTTCATAAAGTCATCAAAGTTTTCTTTATTATGAAATATATTATTTATTTCATCTTGTAAGGTTTTCTTTCTTTCATTCAATTGTAGTTCTACTGTTGTACTTGAACCTTCCTTGAAATCCATACCTTCATTTAATACAATTGCATTTTCACTTTTGTTTGAATATAAATTGGACCAGGCTTTCTTTAAAAGTTCTATTTCCTTTTCTCCTAATCTTCTTTGAGATGTTATAAAACCTTTTTTTGCACCACCTGTTTTTACTAATCCTAATTCATACATTAGTGTTTGATATGCATTTTCAATTGCTGTAGATACTTCATGTGTTATACTTCTTCCGCTTCCACCATTTTTAGTGCTTCTTAATATGGTTATGAAATTAAATGTTTCATATGTTTTACCATGCACCATATAAGTTACATCTTTAAAAATAGGGTCATTATTTGTATTGACTGATACTTGCTGTGCATCTACATATCTTAAACTCTTAAATTTGTTTTTTGATTTTTCAATAAATAGGTATCCACCTGTGTCGAGTAAGTAATCTTGAACCCATGCTTTCTTTAACTGGAATGCATCTAATGTATCTCCTGTTTCTGTATTTAGCATTTTTATTCTTGGATCATTTTTGACCTCTTCTACTTTTCGTTTTCCTGTGGCCTCATCTATTGTTTCTTTATAAAGTTTAATTGGTATCATAGCTACTGTATTACATATTCGGTCAACGGCACTTGATACTGCTGGTAATGATAATGCTTTATCTTTATCTATTTTTTCGCCCTTTAGCATGGCTTTTAATAAAACATCATTCACTACATCATCACTACTTATTGTGGTTTCATTTCTTTTCCTAAACCTACTAAATATTCCCATGTTCCACCTCCTATTCTATTACTTGTACAAAGAAATCATCATTGTCTAGGAATACATCTTGCTGTAATAGATACACACCATTTATTAGTGCTACTACCATATCGACTTTTCCTTGACTTCTTTTCTTTGTTATATATCGATTCATATTTGTATCGTATGTACATCTTGCATTTTCAAAATTGATTTCTAATAACTTGTTTTCTTCATATCGGAACTTTCTATCTAATATTTTTTCATACAATAATTTTGTTGGACTATGGAGTGTATCACTATGTTGCCTTACCTGGATTGCATTGTATTTCTTATCCCATTTTTGTGCTGATGATAAGGCATTATATCTATCGTATCCTATTGCCATTATTGTTACTTTGTATTTTTCTTCTATTTGGAATACAAATTCTTCGATGACATTATAGTCTACTGTTTTATTACCACATGCTATACATTTCATTGCCTTTATAAATTCATTGTAGTTTATCTTTTCGAACTTATTTTTTTCTTCTATTCTTCCTTCTGGAATAAATGCAATTACATCTGCAAGTATTTCGTTGTTTTCTTCTGATACCATTGCTACTGCACAGTTATCATTTGTCATTGCCAGGTCAACACCAATATAAACTTTTCTGCCTGTCCAGTCTATTTTTGCAACTTTACAATTCATAACTTCATTTATATCTATGTAACTTTCTGTTCCCATTCCTTGATATATAATGTTGCAGTGCTTTGTTAAGAAGTTTTCTCTTACCGATTCTACTGCAATTGCTTTGGCTCTTTTCTTTAATAGGTCCTCCCATATTTCTGGGATTTCCAATGCAACTGGATTTGATTGTTTTAACACATTGTCATCAGTTGTCCATTTGTTTATCAGTTCCTCATCTGGTTCATAAAGTAATGCGAATATTGTTTCATCTTTTTCTATTCCATCTAATACTCTTTTAGCATAGCTTACTTCATCTTCAAATGGATTTGAAAAGGTAGGATATTTTGTTGAGATGATACATCCTAATTTATTTAAGATATTTAATTGTCCAGACCTCATGGATTCTATCGCATATGGATTTGGTAATGCACCTACCTCATCTGCAAGGAATACATTTGGCAATTTACCATCCATTCTACTGCTAGAATAGTTTAGTGGATAATATCTGCTTTCTGTTAAATTGAATTGTATGTAATCTCTTAATATCTTAAATCTTCTACTTTCTTTATGTAGGTAGATAAGTGGACTTGATTTCAATGTTTCTTCGATTGCTGTTTTAACTTCACGAGATAGTGAACCATCTGGAGCAACTGAATAAAACTTTGAGTATTTTGGTTCTAATAAAAACAACAATATAAAAATTGTTGCTATTGTATATGTTTTAAAGTTTTTTCTTGCTATTTCAAGTATTGCTGTTTCGTATCTTCTTTTCTCTGGGTTATCTCTATATACTACACACAATATTGAAATATAAAACACCCATTGATATCCACAAGAACATTGATAGATTGATTGACCTGCCTTTAGTCCTTTTGGCATGATAAGGATTTTTAATATAGCTTCTATTTGTCTTACCTTGTTATAGTTAATCATATATTTTTTATCTTTATCATCTGCTATCTTTAGGAAACTTTTACATTGCTTAATAACATATTTTGGTGCTGTTATCTTTTTCTTAACAACATCACTCGCATATTGATATGCTTTATTGTTCAAACTTGCCACCTGCTATTATTTGTAGCAGTGGGTCATCTTCGCCAGTTACATCATCTTTTCTCAATGATATTATGATCTTCATTAATGTACTAACTGTCTTATTTGCACTATCGGTTGTTCTATTGTAGTCTGATATTGCAGGATGTGAGTAGACATTCTTTCTACCTTTAACATATTCTTTTGTTACCAAAGTGCCATCTTCTTTTATTGTTTTTTCTAAATCATTAAGGATTTGTAATTGTACTTGATATCTTTTAAATGTTGTTAAGAAGAAAAAGTTTTGTTCTACTCCATGTTGTTCTGCTATTCGTAAAATTTCTTGAGCTTGTTCATTCAAACTCATTTTATTCATTAAAACAGACCCCATTCGGCGAATTTTTCAAATCCACCTATTCCATTTATGTATTGTCTAGCCTCTTCAACTATTTCTGAATATGGCTTACCATCTATTTCTTCATCTCCAATTGCACAACACAATAGTGTTGTTTTTCCTGTTTCCTGTGCTTTTTTAAACACATAAATGTTTATGGATACATCTGCTTTTGATAAGTCTTTTCCATGTAATCCTCCACCTGTTACTGATTGAGCCATATCAGAACCAAGTTTTCTATTTGTAGCACCACTATCTACATTTGTTCCACCAGTCCATTCTCCTAATGGATTTATAATTGCTCCAGGATATAACTCTTTCAATTCATCATTACTTGCATTACTTTGACAAATAATAAGTTTTTCATTTGAAAGTATGTATTTTCCATCATGAGCAAATTTTTCGTAAATGTTTCTAGCTATTTGTGATATTTCCTTTTCTTCACTTGTTAATGGTACACCTTTGAATATTCCATTATCTCCACATCTTACTTTTTCACTTTGATTTTTAGATAAGTGAATATCTTGTGGTACTACAACTAAATCTAATTCAATATCTCCTGCTATTCTTTTTACTATTGCATCTACTTCTTCATTAGTAAATGATTCACTTGTTTCTGCTATAACATGACATATTCCATGTCCTATTAAAACTTCTACTGCTACTTTTGGATTTTCATTTTTAGAATATGCTAGGTCTACTATTGCTCCTGCTATTCTATCTGCCACCTTATCTGGATGGCTTGGATTTACTTTTTCTATCACTTTATTTCCTCCTTTAATAATTCTCTTAATATTTCTACTAACACATTTACCACTATGCTATTCCCTGCTTGGCGATATAATTGTGCTTTTGAATTTATGTCTTTTACTTTATCGTAATCACTATTATCGAAACCCATCAATTTCCAAGTTTCCCTCGGAGTGAGTTTTCTGATTCTTAAACTATTCATGTTTTCTCCTTTCACTGCAATTCCTAGACAATCACATCTTGTATCCAGTGTCGGAGATATATTGTTATCGCTACTTTGTTTTCTAAAATTATTCATTCGATGTGTAGAGTAGCTATGCCTTATGACATCGTTTTCTTCTACCATCTCATTTTCGATTAAAAAGTTACATAGCTTTCTTTTCAAATTATCCATCGACGATCACCCCAACATCTGGAGATGTCTTTATTGTTTGTATCATTCCTGATTGAACCATTCCTCTTTTTCCTTTTATGTTACTGATATATACACCATCTCCACTTTTGCCTTCTACATAACCTTTCTTGGTTGCATTTCTTATGTTTAGACATTCTTCTTGGAGATTTGTTGTTTTGTCGAGTCTGTCACTAAAAGTAATCATTCCAGAATGTTCTTCTCCTGCACCACGAGCAGTTATTGTTGGAACTATACTTTCTTTTCCATTCACTTTTTCAAATGGTTTTTGATAAGCTTTCCAGTGAGCAATTTTCTTTATTCTTTCATCAGACAAATAAAAAGACTCATCGACATTTTCATCCAACAAGTCTTTTAGTTTTATTTTTAATTCTTGCTTTTTAGGAAACTTATAATCTATTCCTAAATCTTTTCTTATGCTTACTGTGAATACTCTTTCTCTGTTTTGTGGTATACCATAGTCTTTTGCATTTAGCACTTG